GCAAGACGTCTGACTGCAAAAAGCAACTGTCATATCTTTACAAGTCTACCGTGGACAGGCTACCCTAAAGTTACAGACGGCTCCCGGTCGCCTGCGCAAACAAAAGCCCGCGCCGTTGTTCGGCCAGCGGCGCGGGCGACGCCCACCTATATCTTACAACTTTTAGGAGGCGCGAACAAGACGTAAAGATTAACAAAAAAAGAACGCGGTTTTTGTGGAGAAATGGAGACGAACATGGAAAATAGGAGAGAACAGATCCAGAAACTAATCGAGCGGGCCACGCCGGAGCAGCTGAAGCTTATCCTGAAATTCCTGCGGACGATCATAAAATAAGTGCCGGAACGGGACACCGTTCCGGCAGCATGAGTTATCTGTTTACACCGGCAAGAAATTTGTCTTTGGATATCAGCCCGTCAGAAGAAGATGAATCCCGATAATTTGAAGGGTCTACAGATGCGTCGTTGAAGCCATCCCTATATCCGTTACTGTAACCACTGTCATATCCGTCGGAAAAATCGTCCTCATATTTAGATTCGGCGGAACTATAACCTTCGTCATAGCCGTCCTGATGGCCTTCGTCATAATCATCCTCGTGCTCGGAATTGGAATCACGCCAACCAGAGGAGTAGCCTTCGTCACGCCCAGCGTCATAACCATCCTGATAGCTGGATTCACGAATATCTTCAATATTGCGTTCGTATTCCTGCTGCATTTCCTTTCGTACATCGTCTAAGTCATCACTTGTGTACTGCCGCGGAGAGCAGGATGTGCAAAGGATGAGAAGAACAAGAAGCACGACGCAGATTATAGACATTGTTTCGGCATACGTCCGCATAAATACCACCCCAATCAAAATATACAGAAAATGCCGTGTGAGGTCAAGCGCTGCCGGAATTTTCTGTACATTTTGACGAACAAAAAGAACGCCGGAAGCAGGTTATTTGCTTCCGGTGATTTTTTTTGCGTATTCGAGGATGTTGTCCCAGAACTCCGGGGGCATTTCGAGGGCGGCTGCAATGCCGCGTTTGCGTGTGGATTCGTCGGCTTCGGCCAGAACGTCGGTAAACATCAGGGCCATGCGTTCATTTTCGCTGCGCTGGACGTACATTTCTCCTTCGCCGTCTTCCAACCAAGCGAGGGAGACGTTGAATTTATCGCAGATATCCGAAATTGTGCGATCCGTGAATGGCTTTCTGCCAGAGCATAGGGCAGATATGTGCGGCTGTGTCAAATGCAATGTGTCGGCTAATTCGGTCTGTGTCAGGTGTTGATCTTTCATCAAATAGACAAGTCGTTCGCCAATTGTGTTCACTGTGTTCACCACCTTTCACTGAGACTGTAGCACAACACGGAATAAAAATCAAGAGAAAAATATTTCAAAGAAATAAAAATATGCTTGACAACATAGAAAAGATATGCTACGGTATAGAAAAGAAATAATTCGAGCGAGGTGAGAACAATGTCAGAGGAACAGAAGAAGCAGGTCGAGGGAGTGCTGCATGAGATGAAGCACATGAACCAGCAGCAGATCGAGGTCATGATCGCCTATATGCAGGGCGTGGCTACGGCGGCGAAACTGATGAGCGAGAAGAAGGAGGCCGTCTGATGATACTCGACGACGATCTGCGGCAGAAACTCGAAGAGCAGCTGGAACTGCTGGCCGAGCGAAGCCGGAAGCAGGAAACCACAAACGAGGATCTCGCAAAGCTGACGGAGCAGATGGTCTGCATCGTGAGCTTGCTGGAATCGGAACCTTGATTCTGCGTAATATTTCCAATTCAGGAAAAGCTAAAGCCGGAAGGAGGCTGAACCATGCGAAAACCGTATGACCCGATCGCGGACGAAGAGCCGCACATCGTGGCCGAGTATCATTTCCCAAACTGCACGGCGTATATCGCCGACAACTACCTGCGTCGGCTGACGCCGGAGCAGAAGGAGGCCAACCGGCAGGCTGCCCGCCGCGTGGCGTGGCAGATCCTCGAGCGGGCCGCAGCCGAAGGGCGTCTGCCCACGGCCAGCAATTAAACGCGCCGCAAGGCGCGTACATAGGAGTCGATATTATGGCGAACATCAAGACCTACACCCTGACGCTGGACGCGCAGGAGCTGCATGATCTGATCGAGGCGGCGCTGGTCTGCGAGTGCCAGGCGGCGCAGATCATCGGTGGGCTGAAGCGAAAGGGGCTGGACCTGGACGCGCAGAAGCTCGTTACACAAAATGCCCGTCTGGCGCGGCTCGTCAGGCGGATGCAGGAGACGAAGGAGAGACGGACATGATTAAGCTGACTGTAGAGGACTACTGCCAAGAATGCCCATGGTTTGAGCCGGAAACGATAAAATCTATTGATATGCGGCCGACCAAGGGAAGAAAGCTCGGAACGGCGCAAACGGAGGTTGTATGCAAAATACGAGAACGGTGTGCGCTCTTGGCGGAGGTAATCAGTGAGGGAATTAAGGAGGAAAGGAAATGAGAACCAATCTTGCAGAGCGGATCGGGGTCGAGCCGGAGGAAGTGACGGAGGAACGGCAGCGGCGGATCTGGGAGGCTTACCAGACGCGCAAGGCCATGCGGCGGCTGGCCCGGCTGGGGTGCGTGTGGATCTCGGGCGTGGGCTTCGCGCTGTGCATCATCGCGGGCTGCGCCCACGCGGCGGAGATCGCCGCCGTCCTCGGCGGCGTGTCGCTGACGACGTTTTTGACGGGGATCTGGCTGTGACGGAGCAAAAGATCACGATCGACTTCCGCCCTGACCAGCTGGCGGACGTGATCGAGGCGGTGAACGCCTACGCGGACGATCTCAAGAATGATCGGGCGCTCCTGTGCGAAATGCCGCGCGTCGATCATGAGACAACCGACGAACTGCTCAAACAGGAGACGCGGCTGCAAAAGCTGGCGTACTGGCTCCTGTGCGTGCAGGACGAAGCGCTATGACGGCGCAGATCTACGCGCCGCGCCTGCGGCAGATCCCGCCGCCGTGCGCGAAGGACTGCCCGGGACGCGAGGCCGGATGCAGCGCACGCTGCTGCAGCTGGACGCTCTATGTGAGCGTCCGAAACCACATCTATGATGTCAACCACCGAGCAAAACTCAGTCTGGAGCCGGACATAGCCGCCATCCGGCAGATCGAGCGGGCGGCAAACAAAGACAGGAGGGGAAAAAGCTATGCGGCAAAATAGCATCAGCTACCCCGGCGAGCGGCCCGCGAGGCGCGCGGATATCGTCGAGCAGCCGGGCTACGCCGGGAAGCACTATTTCGTGGTGGATTACGCAGGGCGCCAGCTGACGGTACACGCGGCGGATGAAACGGCGGCCCTGTTCTGGGCGGCCAAGCGCTGGGGCTACAGCTTCAAGCGGCCGGAATACCACCAGACGGCCAGCGTGGCCAAGCTCGGCTATCAGCCGGACAGAATGTTCGGATAAAAAATGCCCTCGCCCGATTCCAGCCGGACGAGGGCGGAGAAGCCTACACTTCCCCGTGACAAGTTAAGTACAAGGAGAGTATACCATGAAAAATCCATATTTGCAAGAGGTAACGGAGATCATCCGCAAGCAGCAGGGGCCGCGCGGCCCGGTGTGGATGTGCGGTGAGCAGCTGCTGGAGATGATCGCGCCGGATGAGGCGGCGGCAAAGCTGGTGCTGGACGATCTGAAGCACGGCGGCATGAGCCTCGAGGATTGCGAGGCGAAAATCAGAGAATTCGCATACACATACAAGAATCGAGGCTGCTGCACCGGGACGGAGGCTGAGAAGATCATCCGCAAATACTTCGGCCTGCCGGAGCAGACGGAAGCGCCGAAGCCGGAACCCGCCGCGCCGCCTGCGCCGGCCGGAAACATCGTGAATCTGGAGGACTTCTTCGGATGAGCGAACAGATCGATTATGAGGAGCGGCTGCCGAGGCAGCCGTCCGAGGGTGCGCTGGACTGGTGCATCCGGACGAAATTCAAGTCCGAATACGCAATTTACCGGGATACATATTACCGCGATCCGCTTACCGGCATACGGGAAAACGCGGTGTCCGTGGCCTGCACAGCATGCGGCGACAGCTGGATCGCAGAGAAGGTCAGAGGGGCGGACTGCCGAAAAGGCTGGGCGCCGTTCGGCTTCGTGGAGGGCATCATGCAGATCGGCCCGGAAGACAAATTCCGCTGCCCGCAGTGCGGCGCGGAGCTTCGGGCAAAGCACGTCGGGCAGCTCTCACGGGCCGGGATCGACGATAATGTCTATTTCTGCGAACCGTGGCAGCTGGGAGAGAAATTCGTCCTGCTGGGCTGGCGGGCGGAGCGGAACATCGGAAAGGACGCGCGGAAAGTTTACCGGATGTGGCCGTATGAGGCGTATGTATTTGAGCAGAAAAAGGCCGTCCGGCTGACAGGCTATCAGAAGTGCCTGAGCACGATCCGTTATTTTGACAGCTGGCGGCAGGTGAAGCACTGCGACGATAGATGGGGCAAGACGCTGGATGAAGACTGGTTCCGCAAGCCGGAAGATCTCTCCGGCACGACCATTGAGAACGCCGCCCTGCCGCAGTATCTGAAAGCGGCCGGGGACGAGGCGCGGCCGGTTGCGTATCTGCGCCTCTGGCAGAAGCACCGGAACATCGAGAATCTGATCGTGCAGGGCTGCGGGAGCATGGTAGCAGGGGCAATCACGCTGGATACGCAGAACTGGGACTACTGCGGCGGGCACAGCGCGAAACTGAAATGGATCGACTGGAAGCAGAAGCGCCCGGCCCGGATGCTGGGCCTCGACAAGCAGGAATTTGAATTCTGCGTCCGGGAGAAATGGACGCAGAACGATCTTGCGAAATACAAGATGGTGCGGGCGTTTGAGCCGGTAAAGCTGCCGGAGGACTGGGACCTGCTGAAAAAACCGCAGATCTACAATCTGAACAAGCTGTGCAGCGAAAAGGCACTGCTGCCGGACTCCGCAGGCGGCAAAAGTATGCAGCTGCTGCGCGGCCGGCTGACCGTCATGCGCTGCCTGCGGTATCTGGAAAGGCAAAAGGCCGACCTCACAACGCTGCTGGACTATTGGAACATGGCTCTGCGTGCAGGGCTTGACCTGCGGGATGAGCACGACCAGCTCCCGAAAAGCCTCAAGCGCGAGCACGACCGGCTCATGGAGGCGGAGCGGATCGCGCGGAATGAGGAAGAAAAGCGCAGGAAGCAAGCCGAGATCGAAAAGCGCCGCCCAGCATTTGAGAAGGTCGTCGCGCCGCTGGAGGCGTGGGCCTGGGAGGACGGCGGGATCTGCATCCGGCCGGTGCGCACCGAGGAAGAGCTGATCGACGAGGGCAGTGCCCTTCACCACTGCGTCGGAACCTACGGCGCGACTGTGGCGCGAGGCGACAGCTGCATTTTCTTCATCCGCCGCGCGGACGCGCAGGACACCCCGTGGTACACGCTGCAGGTGGAGCTGCAAACAGTGAAAGAGCTTCAGAATCACGGCCTGCGGAACCGTGCGCCGACGAAAGAAGTGCAGGAATTTGTGGAAAAATGGTTAAAGCATGTCCGGCAGCTGAAAGCTGCCGGCAAAAAGAACAAAAAGGAGGCAGCAGCATGAGTGAACAGAATCTGATGGTATCCCCGGAAAAGCTGGGCGCGGAGATCCGCGAGCTGACCCGGCAGGCAAAGGCCATGACGCTTTACTATGGCGTCGAGATCGGCCGGCGGTTGGAGGCCGCAAAGAGCATGGTCCCGTATGGCGGCTGGGGCGCGTGGCTGAAGGAAAACACGGAGTTTTCCCAGGCGACCGCGACCAGATTTATGCGGGTATTCAATGAATACGGCGCGGCGCAGATCGGTATTTTCGGGGCCGTTCCAGAATCGTCAACGTTGCAAAATCTCAGTATTTCCAATGCTTTGCGGCTTCTGGCCGTGCCGGAAGACGAGCGCGAGGAATTTGCCGAAGCAGTCGATGCGGAGAATCTTTCCGCCCGGGAACTAGAAAAAGCGATCAAGGAGCGGGACGCCGCCCGGCAGGAGCGCGAAAGCGCCCTGCGGCAGGCAAACAGCGATTCTCTCCGCGCCGAGAACGCGAAGAAAGAGGCGCAGGAAGCCTATGAGAAGCTGCGCGGCATGGAAGATGAGCTGACCGCCGCGAAGGACGAGGCCTGCCGCATGGCGGACGAGCTGGAAGCGCTCAAGAACCGGCCCGTCGAGGTCGCTGTCCAGCGCGACGAGCAGGCGATCCGGGACGCGGAAGCAAAGGTACGGGCGCAGGCGGAAACGGAGCTGCGCAAAAAGACCGACGAATGGCGGAAGCAGACCACAAAGACCGAACAGGAGATCGAGCGCGTCCGCAAGGAGGCGGAGAACCTGAAGCAGCAGCTGGCGGCGGCAAAGGCAATGGCGGAAACCGCCTCTTCGGACGCGGAAAAGGAGCGCCTGAGCGGCGAGATCGAGGATCTGCGCAGAAAGCTTGCCATGTCCGACAAGGACGTAACGGCTGCACAGCTGTATTTCTACCAGTGGCAGGCAGCCTTCAACCAACTGACACAGGCCATTTCCCACATCAAGGACGAGGATAAGGCCGGAAAGCTCTGCGCAGCCATCCGCGCCCAACTGGCCGCGTGGGGGAAGGCGATGGAGGGCACAGCATGACAGGGAAGGAAATCGTGAAGGCGCTGCGGTGCTGCGCGAAGGGGCTTGGACACGACGACGCGTGCGAAAACTGCAAGGTCGGAGAAATCCAAGATCGGCGGGAATACATCGAGCTTGCGGCTGCTAACGTGATCGAGCGCCTGACCGCCGAGAATGCGGCGCTGCGGGAGAAGGTGCCGCAGTGGATCAGCGTGGAGGAGAAGCTGCCGGCAGATTATATTAAGCGATACCTTATCGCTTTTAAGGACGCAGGCGGAAGCATCGTGGATATGGCTCGGTATATTCCGGGGCTCGGTTGGGAGTGTTGCAACTGGGAGGTTCCGCAGGGTTTGATTACCCACTGGCTTCCGCTCCCGGAAACGCCGGAGGAAGGAGACAAGGCATGATAGCTGTTTTAATCAGCATCAGACCAAAGTGGTGCGAGAAGATCATAAGCGGTGAGAAAACGATCGAGGTGCGAAAGACGCGACCGAAACTCATTCCGCAGTTTAAGTGCTACATTTACCGTTCGGTTCAGGGCGGCGTCATCGGCGAGTTTGTATGTGACAAAATTTTTGAAAAGATCGTCAGAGTAGGAGGAAGCTGTGAACCGCCGAAATATTGCATCTGCGATTGGAACATGGACTGCACACCACTTGATACGCTTCTTGCGGATGCCTGCCTGACAAAAGACGAACTGGAGAAGTATCTGGACGGCGGCGTCGGCTTCGGTTGGCATATTTCTGACCTGAAAATCTACGACACGCCGAAGGAGCTGATAGAATTTCACACTTGGAAAAAATGCAAATCATGCAACAAGAGTGGGTACGAAAGCACAGCCTGTATCTATGATGAAAATTGCATAATTCCAGCGGCGATTACTAAAGCACCACAAAGCTGGTGCTATGTGGAGGAAGAGACATGGAACGACTGACTAAATGGAACGAATCATCGCATAAACACGCCTATTATCCGCGCTGCTTTAAAGAACCGTGCTACGGCGGAGGGTGCAAAATCAAGGATTGCCCGTTTGAAATAGCGGTGTGTGAGCGACTCGCGGCCGACGAGGATACGGGGCTGACGCCAAAAGAGGTAACTGCGCTAGGAGAGCTGTTCGATTACGCGCTGAAAGAATCAAAAACGCTGACTGAGCAGCTTACATTGCTCCATCACATCCGTGAGCTTGCCGAGGCCGACAAGGACGGGCGCGCGGTGGTGCTGCCGTGCGAGGTGGGAGATACGGTGTATTTTGCTTTGCTTGGAAGAATCATTGAGAAGCAGGTATTTAGCATCGTTTCTTTTTCAAATTCCACAAGAATTTACTGTGGCGGAACCAGCGAATATTTCAGGCCAGAGGATATAGGGAAAACCTTCTTTCTCGTCCGCGAAGAAGCCGAGAAGGCTTTGCAGAAAATGGAGGGCAGGTCATGACCAGAAAACGTGCAAGAAAGATCCTCATGTCTATCGGCACAAGCCGGAACCATGCAAACTGGGGGCTGGAGGCAAAGCCGCGCTGGAAGACAAATGCCGGTGTGGTAGAGGATACGCTGACGATCAAACTGTACGCGAAGCTGCTGCGGGCAAGAATGGAGGGCAAAAAGGATGGCTGAACTGAAACCGTGCCCGTTCTGCGGCGGTGAAATTAGCCTTGTTCTGTGCGATGACGAAGGAAATCTGCATGATGAGTCATATAGAGAACGTCCCTATAGTGGGCTTGGCTTTATGCTGCACCATGCTCACGAGGACAACCCGGAATGCCCGATTGCAAGCTATGAGTGCGATGGCGGGATTTTGGGTGGTGTGTATATTTACGACACGGAAGAACAAGCTGTTGAGGCATGGAACAGGCGGGTAAATGATGGGTGATTATATCAGCCGCGAGGCGGCGTTGGAAGACTTTGAAGCCTACAACGCGGAAAATCCGAACTGGACGCCCCAACGGGTAAAAACGCTTCTGCTGCGTCAACCCGCCGCCGACGTTGCAGAGGTGGTGCATGGAACGCCGGTGACGGAAGTGCGCACGAGGACGATTGTGGGATACCATGAGGAGATCGGAATTTTAGCGGGAGATCGCTCTACACTTTACCGCAGGAATATGGTACATGTGGATATCCCGTATGACCACTGCCCAGTATGCGGCGCAACGCTGTGCTCACGGTGGCACAACTTCTGCGGTAAGTGCGGTGCGCGGATGGACGGCAGTAGAGGCGTGACCGAATGAGCGGACTGCGGTTTGAATCGATGGCGGACATGCCGCCGAGGATGCGGGAGGCTTACGCAAAACAGGTGCTTCCGGATACGCCGGCGCAGCAGGCTGCGGCCAAGTACCACAACGCACCCGCCGAGCGGGCCGGGATCCGCTTTGACAGCCAGAAGGAGGCCCGGCGGTATGACGAGCTGATGGTGATGCTCCGGGCTGGCATTATCTCCGATCTGCGCCTGCAACCGCAGTTCACGCTGCAGGAATCTTATGTGACAGAGGCCGGTGAGCGCATTCGCGCAGTGCGGTACACGGCGGACTTTTCGTACAAATTCGGCGGCAAGCTCGTCGTCGAGGACGTGAAGTCCAAGCCGACGCGGACAAAGGAGTATCTGCGCAACCGGAAATTCATGCGGTCAAAATTTGGGATCGACATACAGGAGATTTAAACATGCCGGAAGAAAAAAACGAGAGCAGCCCGCACGCAGGGTGCGGCCTGCCGAAAGGCGGAAACGCCTGCCAGTACGCAAAACACGCACCGGATTTCTGCGAACGGTGCGGCTGGAATCCGGAGGAGCAGGCACGGCGCAAGGCGCTGCCGTTCAAAAAGAGCGAGGACGGCCTGCTGCACAAGGATATCAGCACCAAGGAATAGGCAATCAGCCGGGGAACCTTATTTTTTGGACATATGCCGCAGCCGCTTTGCCTTGAGACGGCTGCGGGAGGATCACCCTGGCTTTGCACCCGGCGCACGGAACACTCCCTCAAGCTCCGCGCGCCGGGGAGAAAAAGCGCGTGTGGAACGTGCGCGCGAACAGAAACCGTCAACGTTACCCCACACGGGGGTCTCGCATAGCCTCCGTGCATCGCTTGCCTCCTTCTTTATAAGCCGCCTGACGGCAGTCAAGGGCGGCTCGCCCGGAAATGCGCAGCGTTTGACAAGCGAGCGCGGCGCGCCGGTGCGCAGACGGTGAAAGCCCGTCCTGCCTACGGGGGCCGGAATACCGGCCCCCAGACGAAAGGATGAACATCATGAAGCAGGAATTAGTCAAGCTGATCTGCCCGCAGTGCGGGAAGGAATTTTACCGGACGCCGAGCTATCTGCGGCAGTACAGAACATACAAGCCGTGCTGCTCACCGAAATGCAGGAACGCAAACATCAAAGCAGTGCGGGCCGAAGGACACATACAATGCGGAGAGCGCATGCGCGCCGAAAACGGCGAGCTCCGCCTGCCGCACAGCCGGGTAAACATCCGCATCACAAAGCCGGTAGAGATCTATCCGGAGCTGAGCCCGGCCGTCGGGCAGATCTACCCGGCGGAAAGATACAGCCCGCCAACAAGCACAAAGCGGTACGGCTATGTGATCAAGTCCGGCGGCAAACGCATCAATATCCGCGCCGATGAGTGCGTGGAAGTGTGAAAGGAGTATCAAAAATGGGGAAAATCATGGAGCTTTTTTACGGAGAGCTCGGGGCGTTTCAGGCGAAAATGGAAGACGACAAGTGGGAGGTTGAATTTCGGGATGAAAAATACCCGCCGAGGATCACGATGGATCAGCTTGTACCGCCGCTTTTTGAGATGACACCAGACGGCCAGAAGACCGAAGACCCAGCGTGCATACAGGTGATCGGCACGCCGGACATGCGGATCATCACGACCGGAAGGCTGCTGATCAGCAAAAAAGAGCTGACCAAGTATGTAAATACTGCACAGGGCTTGCTGCAGCTTTACTTGCACGCATTTATGCAGGAGCACAAGGAAATGGAGGCGGCGAAGAATGATCATTGAGATTTTGGAGCTCGCATCCGCGCTGGAGTGGATTGCGCTGGGCGTGCTGGTATTTTTCAAGCTGCGCAGCCTCAGACGCAGATTGGAAGCAGCGCTGAAGGATCTGGAAGACTCTATCCGCTGAACGCATGGCCGGAATCTCCGGCCACGCTTTGAGCGGGCAGATGGCCCTGTAGGGGCGGACGGCTCTGTCCGCCCGGGAGAAAGAGGTGTGGATGATGGCAAAGAGGCACAAGCGCCGCCTGTTTACAGGGGCGGTATGTACGCAGATCGTTTATACCGTGTCCAACGGTGCGGACAAAAAGACCAGCAAGCCGCGCAAGCCGCGGTTCCAGTCGCAGGAGGAACGCGAAGAATTCAACACCAGAGTCTCGGCCGCGAAGTTCGCGGCGCTGGTCAACGCCAACTTCTCCCCGTCGAGCTATTACTCCACACTCACGCTCGACCCCGAACATGAGGTACATACCGCGCAGGAGATGCGCCGGATCCGGGATAATTTTTACCGACGCATGGCCTACCGCTACCCGGACGCGAAGATCGTCATCGTCTACGGCCGGGGCAAGTCGACCAACCGCTTCCACCTGCACCTGATCACGGACGGCATTCCTGCCGATGAGCTGGGCAGGCTCTGGGGCCTCGGCAGCGTCATCGACTGCAAGCCACTGCGGAAGCACAACTACTATCTGGATGAGACCGGAAATAAGGTCGACCACGGGCAGGACTACACGGCGTTGGCCAACTACCTGCACGGCCACTGGCGCAAGGAGTTCGGCGGCCACCGGTACAAGGCCAGTCGCAACTGCGCCCGGCCGGAGCCGGAGCCCGCGACCGAGGCGGTCCGGGACTACAGCCCGACGCGCCCGCCAGTCGCCCCGCGCGGCTACATCCTCGTCGAGTCCAGAGCCACGCAGTATGGATTTCTATATTTCAAATATGTATGGGATCCCAAAAACGAGACACATAAGCGGACCGGGAGCCGCCTTCTTTAAGCCTTGTAAATGTGTTGAGTTTTAGAACGAAAGGGTGATAGAGACGAGCGACTACTGGCACAGGGAGTATATCTGCCCATTCTGGCAGGCGGCCGGGAAAAAGACGATCCGCTGCGAGGGAGAATGCGTGCTCGCATTTCCTGAGCGGCGGGAGACGTCAGACTACATCACGCGATACTGCGCCAGCTTTGACTACGTGCGGTGCAGCATTGCGGCGGCGAAGCTCCGATACTACGAAAGAACAGAATGAGAGCCGAAGCGCATGCGGAACGCCGTATGCGCTCATTCTGCGTGCGTGGGGTGAAAAGATTTTCCGGATACGCTATGCTGGAAAACAGAAGGGAGGCGTGAGCCATGGCGAGGAAACCGAAGTATGAATCCGTGGAGCAGATCGAAAGGCTGATCGAGGCGTATTTTGAGAGCTGCAAGGGAGAGATCCTGCGGGATGAGGACGGGCGCATCGTTTTCAACCAGAAAGACGGGACTCCGGTCTGGGTAAACCGGAAGCCGCCGACGATCCCGGGGCTTGCGCTGGCGCTGGGATTTTCCAGCAGGCAAAGTCTGTACAACTACAAGGCCAGGAAAGAATTTATGGACACGATTTCGCGCGCGCAGACGCGCGTGGAACAATATACGGCCGAAAGACTGTTCGACCGGGATTCTCAGCGTGGGGCACAGTTCGCGCTGGAGTATGGGTTCCGCTACAGACAGGATGCGGAGGGCGAAAAAAAGGATGAAAGCCAGAGGATCACGATGGAGGCGGAGGCGGAGGCTTACGCGGGATGAAAAAGCGCTGCTTCGGGGAACCGAACGAAAAGCAAAAGCTGTTTCTGCTGGATCATCACCGGCATGTGGCCTATGGCGGTGCGCGCGGCGGAGGGAAAAGCTGGGCTGTGCGGACGAAGGCAAAGCTGCTGGCACTGCACTTCGCAGGGATCAAGGTTCTGATCGTCAGGCGCGCGATGCCTGAGCTCCGGAACAACCACATCGAGCCGCTGAAAAAAGAGCTGGCGGGGATTGCGAAGTACAACACCACCGACAAGACCTTCCGGTTCCCAAACGGATCGACGATCACGTTCGGTTACTGCGACAACGCGGGAGATCTGGGGCAATACCAGGGCGCGGAATACGACGTGCTGTTCATTGACGAGGCCGGGCAGCTGCAAAAGGAGTGGATCGACCAGATCAACGCCTGCGTGCGCGGCACGAACCCGTTTCCAAAGCGGACGTACTACACGCTGAACCCGGGCGGCCCGGCACATGCGTATTTCAAGCGCCTGTTCATTGACCGCAGATTTGAGGACAAAGAGAAGCCGGAAAACTACAGCTTCATTCAGGCGCTGGTGCAGGACAACAAAGTCCTGATGCAGATCCAGCCGGAGTATATCGAGCAGCTCGAAACACTGCCGCCGAAGCTGCGCGAGGCATGGCTGTATGGCAGGTGGGACGTCTACGAAGGGCAATTCTTTGAGGACTTCCGGGACGATCCGGAACACTACAAAGACCGACGCTGGACGCATGTCATTGAGCCGTTTGAGATCCCGGACGGGTGGACGATCTGCAGGAGCTATGACTTTGGCTACGGCAAGCCGTTTTCCTGCGCGTGGTGGGCGGTCGACTATGACGGCGTGATCTATCGCATTCTGGAGCTTTACGGATGCACGAAGACACCGAACGAGGGCGTCAAGTGGAACCCAGACAAGCAGTTTGCGGAGATCAGCAGGATCGAGCGGACGCATGCGTGGCTCAAAGGGAAGAACATCATCGGCGTCGCCGACCCGGCGTGCTGGGCGGCGGATCGCGGAGAGAGCATCATGCAGACCGCAGCGAAATACGGTGTATATTTTTCACCGGGAGACAATGAGCGCATTGCGGGGTGGATGCAGTGCCACTACCGGCTACAGTTTGACCCGGATGGATACCCGAGCATGTATGTATTTGCAGGGTGCAAAGCGTTTATCCGGACGATCCCGATGCTCATGTATGACGAGCACAAGGTGGAGGATCTGGATACGAAAATGGAGGATCACTGCGCGGACGAATGGCGGTATATGTGCATGTCGCGGCCAATCAAGCCGACGGTACCGGCAGAAGCACCGCCGGTTCTGTTTGATCCCCTGGACATGATGAAAAGGAGGTAAGGCCATGCTGGCACCACAACTGACGGAGACTGAGAAGCAGACCATGATGACGGAGGTCTTTCTCGGATACAACCACAACCTCGAGCTGGCGGACGGGGAGTTTTACGACATGGAGAATCTGTCGGCGGACGAGTACCCACTGCTCGCGCTGCGGCCAAGGCGGGGGACGGCGCAAGCAATCGATGGCGTGCAGGGGATCTTGGCGAAGGATGCACTGTGCTGGGTGCAGAATCAGGTGCTTTACATCAATGGCGCTTCCATGGAGAGCTACATGCCGTCTGTCAGCATCAAGGCGGGAGAAAAGCAGCTCGTTTCCATGGGCGCGTATCTGTGCATCTTCCCGGACGGGATCTACTTCAACACCGAAAAATACTCCGACAACGGGTACATGGGGCAGGAGAATGTGGTCGACGCATCGAGCACGAACGTGGAAATCTCCCTTTGCCTTGCTGACGGGTCGGCACTGACGGTGAGTTATGCACAGGCCGCGCAGCCGGAGAGCCCGTCAAACGGACAGTACTGGCTGGACACATCCGGCAAACTCCACACACTTAAGCAGTGGGCGGAGGCGTCGGGGCAGTGGGTATCCGTGCCGACGGTATATCTGAAGCTGTCGGCAAACGGCATCGGCAGGGGATTCAAGCAGTATGACGGTATCCAGCTGTCGGGTCTTGCTGGAAACGAACAGATCGAGAAGCTGAACGGCAGTCAGATCCTTTACGCTGTGGACGAAAGTTATATCGTGATCGTGGGGCTTGTTGATGAGACAGCGAAGGTCACGAGCGGGACGGTGAAGACGGCCCGGCGCGTGCCGAGCATGGACTTCATCACAGAATGCGGCAACCGGCTCTGGGGCTGCAAGTACGGCGTGGCGGACGGCGAGACGGTGAATGAGATCTACTGCTGCAAGCTGGGCGATTTTAAGAACTGGGAGTGCTACCAGGGCGTGTCGACGGATTCATGGCGCGCGAGCTGCGGCACGGACGGAAAGTGGACAGGCGCGGCGACGCTGGCCGACAGTCCGATTTTCTTCAAGGAAGACTGCTTCCATCGGGTGTATCCGTCGGCGACGGGGGCACATCAGGTGGTCGTGCAGAAATGCGCGGGTGTGCAGAATGGGTCGAGCAAGAGCCTGGTCGTGGTGGATGACCGGCTGTATTACAAATCGCGGATGGGCGTCTGCGTGTACGACGGGAGTCTGCCGCAGGAGATCGGCAGCTGCTTCGGGACGAAGCTGTATTACAACGCCGTGGCCGGCGGCGCCAGAGGGAAGTACTTCATCAGCATGGAGGATGCGGCGCACAACTGGACGCTGTTCGTCTACGACACGCGAAAGGGCCTGTGGCACAAGGAGGACAGCACCCACACAGAGGACTTTGCGCGGGTGGACGATGAACTGTATTTCCTTGAGGACGGGACGCTCAAAACCGTGTACGGCAGCGTCGGGATGCTGGAAGGCCCGGTAGGCTGGATGGCGGAAACGGGGATTATGACGTATGGACTCGTCGGGAAGAAATACGTCTCGCGCATCAATCTGCGCATGCAGCTGCCGAAGGGGTCGAGCGTCGATTTCTGGGTGCAGTATGATTCAGACGGCGTGTGGCGGCACTGCGGGCACATTGAAGGCCGGGGGCTGCGGACGTTCCTGCTGCCGATCCGGCCCGCGCGGTGCGACCATCTGAAGTTCCGGCTGACAGGGAAGGGCGAGATGAAGCTGTTCAGTCTGGCGCGAGTCATGGAGGCAGGAAGCGATGCGTAAGACGGGAGGTGCAACATGGGTAGTCTGACACTTGCATACCCGTCGATCGCGGGGAAGACGACGCAGGAGCAGCTGGAGAGCATGCGGCGGTATCTGTGCAGCGTGACGGAGCAACTGAATCTGGCGGACTGGTCGGCGAAGGCGACGCTGACGGAGATCTCGCAGGCCATCGACGCGGACAGCCTGCCGGAGGCGGAGAAGAAGACAACGCTTTCGGGATACGCGGCTTTAAAGTCCCTCATCATCAAGACGGCGGACTTCGCGGCGGCGAATTCGGAGACGTGGTCGACGAAGCTGTCCGGCAGCTATGTGGCCATCTCGGACTTCGGAAAGTATCTCGAAAAGACGCAGCTGACGATCGAGGGCAATTCCGTCGGGATCAAACAGCTGTATGATTACACGGCGGGCGTGAACAACGCGTTTTCCGTGAATGCGCAGCAGTATATCAAGACGGGGCTGCTGTATTACAACGACGTGACGCCGGTGTACGGCGTGGGCGTGGGGAACATCGAGACGACGGTGACGGACGGCGGCGAACGGGTCATCGACCAGACGAAGAACGAGCTGGTGACGGTGACGTCGAACCGGGTGAGCTTCTGGCAGGACGGGAAGGAGGTCGCGTATTTAAGCGACAAGAAGCTGCATTTCCCATCTGGGACGCTGGAGGCGGCGGGGGCGGTGCTGTCGGGGAAGATCACGGCAGCAGCCGACTCGACGTTCGGCCCGTGGACGATCTCGGAAAGCAGCATTTTCCGCAAGGCCAACGAATTTGGGGGCAGCGCAAGCATGTACTTCGGCACGAGCGGGCTTTCCATCAAGGACAAATTCAAGGTCGACGCGAACGGCAAACTGACGTGCACGGGGGCTGAGATCGGCGGAACGATCAACGCAACGGATCTGAAGCTCGACGGTACGAGCATCCAGACGAAGCTCAAGCAGATCATGGATGAGATCGAGATCATTACTGAAGGGCTTGTGACTGTTGGGCTGGAGATCGCGGGCACGAATTTTTCCGATGGCAAGATCAGCACGGAGGCAGGCAGCCTGAACTTTACGGGCTCGTCGTCCGCGGATTACGCCGTGGAACTGTCCAGCCCTGCGGTGCGCATCAAGTCGACAGAGGGCTCTGTGTATCTGCAGAACAAGGATGAAAGCGCGTGGATCCAGCTGCTCGCAAGCGGGAAGATCATTTTCCATGCAAAGTCCATCGAGGGGATCAGCACCGCAACGCCGGTGTTTGGGTGAGGATATGGCGACGTATACGGAAAAATGCTATACCGACAATGGTGGAACGCTGGTGGCGACGTTGACCGAAGAAATTGAGGGGACAGAAATTGCGGTCACAGATACGCTTGCCTACAAAACATATGGGAAGGCATACGTTTTTATGATATGCAGAGGCGCAGGGCAGATGGATCGCTGGATCAAGGGCGAAAGCATCAATTTAAACCGGATACAACAAGGCGGCTCCGTGATAAGATTTTACTTTGTCCGTCGCGTTCAAGTTTCAGATTTTGCGTGGACAGACAATGATGATGAAAAAATCAAGGCTGGGCAGCATGTGTCGAATCTGACCGCAGCTGCGATGAATGACTTGTATCAAAAGCTGATCGCTATGAGCGAGCTGACAGGGGTGCGGGCTGATACTGTTCCTAAAATTGTGCCTGGGGATACTATAACGGCAAGCATTGTCAGCCAGGCGTTTAATGGGATAGGGGGAGGGCTGCTATATGTCGATGAAGATGCGAGGCAAGCAATGTATGATGGGGTTAAGCATGACAGCATCAAAAAAGGAGCCCCGATTTATGCACGGATACTGCTGAACATGAAGGCCGGAGTAAACAAGCTGATTCAGGCAATGCGGCCATAGCGGCGGAAGGAGATTGAAATGAACATCACAAAGGCAATCGTGCAGCTGCGGGAGCGGCTGATCATGGACATCAACCAGGCGGGGCTGCCGCCGGTCGTGGTGGGGCTTGTGCTGGACGGAATCCGGCATGAGGTCGAGCTGCTGACGGCAGCAGATATGCGGAAGGAGGACACAGAGGATGCAGGCAGAGCAGATGCAGCCGAGAATGCAGAATGACACGGCGAGCGGGCTGACGACGCGGAAGTCCATCGGCGAAGAGCAGGCCAGAAAGGCCATGGACACGCTGCAGAAATACCGGCAGGGCAAGAGTGCGCTGGAGGCGCGGGTCATTGCTTCGGAGGACTGGTGGCGCATGCGCAGCTGGCAGAGGATCCAGAAGGGGAACCAGGAGGACGACAAGTGGACATCGGCGTGGCTCTTCAACGTCATCATGGGCAAGCACGCGGATGCCATCGCGGCATATCCGGCCCCGGCGATCCGGCCGCGGGAACCGGACGACCGGGAGGAGGCGGCGAAGCTTTCCTCGGTGCTGCCGGTCATCCTGGAACAGAACGACTTTGAAGAGGTCTATTCGGACAGCCAGTGGACGAAACTCAAGCAGGGGACGCTCATCTGGCATGTGAAGTGGGATTCCTCGAAGCTGAATGGACTCGGGGATATCTCGGTGCAGCCGGTGGATATTCTGTCTTTTTTCTGGGAGCCGGGCGTGCGGGATCTGCAGAAGTCGAAGAACATCTTCCTGACGGAGATGGTGGACAACGATCTGCTGGTCGAGAAGTACCCGGAGCTGCGGGGAAAGCTCAACTCCAATCCGCAGATCCAGCAGAAGTACAACACGGACGACGTCATCAACTTTGACAACAAGTCAATGGTGGTGGACTGGTATTACAAGAAATATCAGAACGGACGGCAGGTGCTGCACTTTGCAAAGCTGGTGGGCGATACGGTTTTGCAGTCGACGGAGAACGATACGGAACAGAAATATGACACGCTGACGCTGCCGGACGGGAGCATTGTGCAGCAGCCGGCCGGGCGGCCCATGGCCGAGACGGGGCTGTATGACGACGGGGAATACCCGTTCGTGGTCGACGCGCTGTTCCCGGTGGAGGGGAGCATAGCGGGATACGGCTATATCGACGTCGGCAAGTCGACGCAGGAGCAGATCGACCGGATGAACCAGGCGATCGTAAAGAACGCGATCATGGCGACGACGCCTCGGTGGTTCAAGCGGTCGGACGGGTCGGTCAACGAGCAGGAGTTCGCGGACTGGACGAAGCCGTTTGTGCATGTGGATGGGAATCTGGGGCAGGACAGTCTGGTTCCGATCCAGGTGAACATGCTCAACAGCAATTACATTGCGATCTTGCAGAACAAAATTGAAGAGCTCAAGTGGACGACGGGAAACACGGATGTCAACAACGGCGCGACAAACTCGGGCGTGACGGCAGCCTCGGCCATTGCGGCCTTGCAGGAGGCATCCGGCAGGAGCAGCAAGGATTCTACGAAGTCGGCATACCGGGCGTATGCGCGGATGATCCGGATGGTCATTGAGCGGATCCGGCAGTTCTACGATCTGCCGCGGCAGTTCCGGATCATCGGGCAGCGCGGGGCAGAGCAGTTCGTACAGTACAGCAATCAGGGCTTGCAGCCGCAGACGCTCTACGGCGCGAACGGGCAGCCGGATGGGCTGCGGAAGCCGGTCTTCGACATTGAGGTCTCGGCGCAGAAGGCGAGTGAGTACACGTCCATGGCGCAGAACGAGCTGGCACTGCAGTTCTTCCAGCTGGGATTCTTCAACCCGCAGATGGTCGACCAGGCGCTATCTACACTGGACATGATGGACTTCGACGGGAAAGACTCGATCATCCAGAAAATCCAGGAGAACGCGGACCTGCAGCAGCGGCTGGTCGAGTGGCAGCAGCTGGCACTGGCGTTGGCAGACCGGTACGATCCGGTCATGGGTGAGGGGCTTGCGCAGCAGATCCTGCAGGAGGGCGGACAGGCAGTCCCGCAGGCGAGCGCCGCGGCAGCGGAGAAGCCGGAGATCAACACCGGCGAGACGCAGGAGCCGAAGATCGTGGAGAATGCGCGCAAAAAGTCGGAAGAAAGCACGCAGCCGGGATAAGAACCGACGATTGCGGCGGCCCGTTCCGGCGGGATTATTTCTGACTGGCGTGGGGTGAAGTTGGGAAAAGTTTGTGCTACGATGATTTTAGAATAAACGCCAGAAAGGAATTTATAACATGGAAGGCGAATTCACGGGCGTAAGCGTTCAGACGAACGCAGCTGAAGCCGCCGGTCAGCAGAGCGGGCAGGAGGCAGCCGCACAGGCGCAGGTGCAGCAGCAGCCGGTCAACGTCCCCGACGCTCAGGGACAGGGTACGCAGCAGGAAGAAACGTTTGACAGCCTGATTCAGGGAAGATTCAAGAAGGACTTTGACTCTGCTGTGCAAAGGGTTGTCAAGCAGCGGGTGCGCGGGCTGAACCAGTACAAGGGGCAGGCGGAGGCCATGGCTCCGATCATTGACCAGCTTGGCGCGCTCTATGGGATCGACACGTCGGATCCGCGAAAGACGGACTTTGCGGCGCTGGCACAGCGCTTTTCCGCTGACGAGCGGCTTTATAGCGCAGAGGCCATGGAAAAGGGCATGTCGGCGGACGCCCTCAAAAAGGAGTACGCCGGCAGGGCCGAGAATACGGCTATGCGGCGACAGCTGCAGGAGTACCAGATGCGAGAAGCCTTCGCCGGGATCCAGGCAGACTTTGCCCGGGATGTGACGGCGCGGTACGGCGCGGACTTTGAGACCGAGATGCAGAACCCGGATTTTGCACGGCTCATGGGCGCGGGCGTGCCGCCGAAGACGGCCTATGAGGTCATCCATCAGCAGGAGATCGCACAGGCACAGGCGCAGCTGGTGGCGAACCAGGCGCGGGAGAACGTCATGCGGACCATCCAGGCACAGGGCGCAAGGCCACAGGAGATCGGCTCCGGCGCTGCGGGCGGAGAGAACGTCCCGATGAAAACACACTGGTCACGCGCGGAGGTGGAGGACATGCGCCGACGCGCGGCAAGAGGGGAACGAGTGATCCCCTGAGAAAGGAGATAAGAAGCTATGTTTAAATCCAAAGTCGGATTTCAGTTTTTTGCTGACGCCGGTACGCTCGTCAACGCGACCGGCAACTATGTAAACGCAGGCACCGGTCAGACGACCGCATTCAGCGGCAACGACACGCTCGCGCCGACCATGAAGACGTTCTACGACACGCAGCTGCTCGAGAACGCACGGCCGAACCTCGTGCATGCGCAGCTGGCAGGCCGTCAGGCGCTGCCGCGCAACCACGGCAAGACCGTCGAGTGGCGCAAGTGGAACACGCTGAAGGACGCGGAGGAGCTGACCGAAGGCGTCATCCCGACCGGCCAGAAGATGGGCCAGACCAGCACGACCGGCGCGATCAAGCAGATCGGCCTGTATGTGACAGTCTCCGACCAGCTCGAGCTGCACGCGCTGGATAACGTCATCCTGGGTGCGACAGAAGAACTCGGTGCTTCCGCCGGAACGTCCATCGACAAGCGCGTGCGCGACGCGGTCGTGGCAGGCTCGAACGTGCAGTACTGCGACAAGGTCGCAGAGGGCGGCGCGCATACGGCAGTCACCAGCCGCGCAGGCCTCGACCTGACGGCGAAGCTGACGCCGGACGAGGTCAACAAGGCCGTGACGACGCTGAAGAAGATGAAGGCTCCGAAGATCGACGGCAAGTACGTCGCCATCATCCACCCGTCGGTCGCATACGACCTGCGGTCCTCGGACGCATGGGTCGAGGCACACAAGTACGCAGACGTCACGCCGCTGTTCTCGGGTGAGATCGGCGAGCTGCACGGCGTCCGGTTTGTTGAGACGACGGAGGCGAAGATCTTCAACAACTCGACCTGCCCGGTCAAGACTGCAGCGTCTGGCGGAGGAACGGCGGTCTACTACAGCGTGTACGCGACGCTGTTCCTCGGAAAGGACGCATACAAGATGATCGACCCGGAGGGCGGCAATCTTGAGATGATCGTCAAGGGCAAGGACGAGATCGGCGGCCCGCTGAACCAGTTCTCGACCGTCGGCTACAAGGCCGAGATGGCGGCGAAGCTGCTGTACGAGGACCGCATGGTCCGCGTGGAGAGCTGCAGCGCATACTCCGGTACGGACGAAGCCAACTGAGAAAGGAGCACATACAATGGCAACTGAGAAGACCGCTGCGGCGGCTGCACAGGCAAACCCGGAAGACGTGTGGGACGTCATGAAGACGATCTATCTGCCCCGCGGGCAGGAGAACGAGGAGCAGAGCCGCTTTGTGGCGGTAAACGGACGGACGTTCATGGTGCCGAAGGGCAAGGACGTGCAGGTCCCGCTGCCGGTGTATGAGGTTCTGATGAACGCGCGGATGGCGGAGGAGGAAGCCTTCCGCCGCGCGCAGGCGGACAACTGACAAGTAAATGCCCATGACGGCATGAAGCAGAGGAAGGGGCAGAAATGCCCCTTCTTTTGGTAAGGAGGGGACTATGAAAATCAGAGAAGCAATCGAGACGGTCGACCGGTTACTGCCGAACCAGTACGAGACGCCGGATAAGGTCCGGTGGCTGTCGGAGCTGGACGGGATCGTGTACCGGGATATCATCTGTACGCACGAGCACGAGAAGGAACCGGAGCCGTTCACGGGCTATGGGGAGGACGTGGCTCTGGAAACGGAGCTGCTGATCCCGTGGCCGTATGATGAAATTTACCGCTGGTATCTGGGGATGAAGATCTGCGACGCCAACGGGGAGACGACGAAGTATGCAAACGAGGCGGCGAAATACAACAGCTACTATCAGGGGTATTTCAACGCCTACAACCAGGCGTACATGCCGAAGCAGTACGCGACACACTTCAAGCTTTAAGGCGGTGAGACTATGAGCGTATATCGAGTAGAGTCGGGCGGCAGGGCACCGGCGGGGCTTTCGGCCGGCGACGAGGTCGTGACCGGCGGCGGCACGTACCGCATCACGGGCGTGAACGCGGACGGCAGCTACCAGTCGCAGCTGGTAAACAAGAACCAGACGACGCGCAACTATGGCGGAAGCTACCAGACCCGGAACAGCCCCTACACCATGTCCGGTGTTTCGGACTACACGAGAAGCAAGCTGAACGGACTGGAGGGAGGCTATATGCCGTCGGGCAGCGTGCAGGCGGCGCTGGCGTATCTGGAGCAGGTCAAGGCCAGCAAGCCGGACGCGTATCAGTCGCGCTGGGACGATGAACTGACGAGCCTGTATGACCAGATCCGGAACCGGAAGAAATTCAGCTATGACATGGGGACAGACCCTCTGTATCTGCAGTACCGGGAGCAGTATCAGCGCCTCGGGCGGCTGGCCATGCAGGACACGATGGGGCAGGCGGCGGCACTCACGGGCGGCTATGGCTCAACCTACGGCGAGCAGGTGGGCCAGCAGGCATACAATGCGTATCTGCAGAACCTCAACGACATCGTGCCGCAGCTGCAGCAGCAGGCATACCAGCGGTATCAGGACGAAGGGACGGATCTCTACAGCCAGTATAGCCTTGTGAAGGGCCGGGACGACACGGACTACGGCCGGTACCGGGATACGGTCAGCGATTATTATTCGGATCTTTCGGATGCGCGGAGCGCGTACAACTCGGAGCGGTCGCTGGACCAGAGCCAGTGGGAGACGATGCTGAACTACTGGGCGCAGAAGGCCAACAACGAAAACGCTGCCTACCTGCAGGCGCTGGCGGCGGAGCAGGCGGCAGCGAAGAAATCCGGCGGCGGAGGCGGCGGAAGCAGCTCCGTGGGGCTGAACCTCATTAACGGATACGGGAACCGGGAAGAAAATGTGGCGATGCTGGATGCGAGCTACAGGGGCGTGATGCAGACGATCTCGACGCTGCTTGCGCAGGGGAAGACGGAGCGGGCCTATGACGAAGCTGTGAATGCGAGAAGCCAGATGAGTAAGCAGCAGTGGAACAACCTTGCGAATCTGATCTGGGAGCGCACGGGGCAGAAGATCGACAGCGGCGTCAGCTATAAGCAGGCGAAGGTCTCAAAGAGCAGGAAATAAGGAGGACGGAATGAGCCTTATCTCGAAGAAGAAATTTATGAACGGCATCGAGAAGAACCAGTCGAAAGCGGCTGGTTCTTCCGGCGGTCTTATGAACCGGACGGATTTTGTAGCGGGTGTACAGAACGGGAACGAGGAAATGCGCAGACGGCAGGCGGCGTTTGAGGCGTATCGCGCCGCTGTGCAGCTTTATTCCAGAGATGGCGAGAGCGGGCAGAAAAAGGCGGAGAGTGCGGGGGCGGCAATCAGCGGGAAGGTATCGCAGCAGGAATACAGCCGGTCTTCCGCGATGCAGACACAGTATGGCTCATACCAGAATTACCTGCGCGGCGTGGAGGCGGCGCAGGGGCGGCAGCTTGGGCTGATGGCACTGCGGCAGCAGAGCGCGGCGCTGGGAAACGCGTTCCGCCCGTCGATAAAGAGCCAGATGGACGATGTGAATGCGGCGGTCGAGCGGGCGCGGGCGATGAAGACCGTGGAGCGGGACCAGGTGCGCGGCATGCGGCGGACGTCGAAGCTGCTGGAGGGCGAGATCTACAATCGCGAGGTCGAGCAGGCGGACACGCATTTTTCCGGGACGGGTTTGTCTGAAAACGGAAAGAGCGTGACGCAGCTGCAGAACGAGATCGACGCGCTGCAGGAGCGCAAGGCGCAGGTCGACAGACAGAGCGTGCTGGCCCGGGCACAGGAGGCGATCGAAGACCTGAGCGAGGAAGACCAGAAGCTGCTCCGACAGTACCGCGGGCAGGAGCTGAACGGGTACAGCGTGCGGGCGTTTGCAAAATACGACGCGAAGACGGCGCTGAACGAGAAGGGCTATGACGACGAGAAGCTAAAACAGCTTGCAGAATGGCAGAAGGTGCTGGACGACTATGAGAACGCGCAGAAGCTCGATGCGGCGGCACAGGAGATCGGACAGCGGTCGCCGGTGGGCGGCACGCTGTTCTCTGCGGCGCTGGCACCGGGGAAGGCGCTGGGCAATCTGGAATCGCTGCGCGGCGTATTGCCGAAGTGGGCGGGCGGATATCAGAACGAGGATATGCCGACGAACGTTTACAGCCCGGCATACAATGCGACGCGGCTTTCCTCCGGGATCCGGGGGAGCGTGATGCAGGGGATGAACCCGACGGGGCAGTTTCTGTATCAGGCGGGCACGTCGGCACTGGACAGCGCGGTCAACATGGCGGTCTCGACGGGGCTCGTGGGAACCTTCGGCGGCGTGGCCGGTGCGGGGGCGAAGGACGCGGTTGCGGAGACCATGAACTGGGTGATGGGCTCGCAGGTCGCGGCGGATTCGGTCTATGAGGGCATTCAGAACGGCAAGTCCAACGCAGACGCGCTGGTAGACGGTATCGTCGAGGGCGCGATCGAGGGCTTCACGGAGAAGTATTCCGTGGGCAATATCATCGAGAGCATGCTGAGCGGCAAGGCCGTTTGGGAGAAGGCGCTGCGGTCGTTTGCGTCCGAGGGTGGCGAAGAAGTCGTATCCAACTGGATGAACACCATATATGATGTGATATCAAAGCAGGAGCGCAGTGAAGTACATACAGCCTATGCAAAGTATATTGCGCAGGGAATGACTCCAGCGAGGGCATTTGCGCAGGTATTTTTGGACAACCGGAAGGAGGACGCGCTTTCGTTCCTTGCGGGCGGCCTGTCCGGCCTTGCCATGTCCGGGACGTATGCGGGCGTGAACCGCGTGATTCTGGAGGCAAACGTCACGCAGACGGCCAGAGCGGTCATCGAGGCGGGCGAAGTGCAGGACGTTATCGACTATGGCATGGCGCAGGAAGAAGGCACACGGGCGCACCAGCTGGCCGAGGAACTGCAGCAGACCGTGGACGATGGCGGCGAGGTGACGCAGAAGGCCGTGGAGAACACGCTGCGTGAGGTGGCGAAGGAGCAGCAGGCGGCCGTGGACGAAGGGCAGGAGCCGCGCGTGCCGGAGACGCTGACCAGGATCGAGCAGCTGCAGGAACAGGCCCGGCAGGAGCAGGCGCAGGCCGAGGCGGACGAGAAGACATTCCAGATCTACAAGAGCGCGGCAGAGACGGCGCAGGAGAACCAGAGGCTTGCACAGCAGTACCAGCAGGAGCAGGAACAGAGCCGGGCACAGCAGAGCGTCCAGGCGGTGCAGCAGGCCCAGCAGGCGGCGCAGCAGCAGTATAACCAGGACAGCTTATTTGCACCCATCCCAGGAACGGAGAGTATGGGTGAGCTGGATCCGGTGCAGTACGCCCGGCAGCAGACGGCGGGCGCGGAGCAGGAGCTGGACGAAGCGGCTGCGCAGCAGGAAGAACAGTATTTGCAGGAGCAGGCCCGGAGAGCGGGCTATGACGAGATAACAGCGTCGTATTTCCTGAACGGCAACACGACGGGGATGCCGGCGGAGCAGTATGCGCAGAGCTTCGGACAGGTCTATGAGCAGGGCAGGCTCGGCGCGAGCGAGCAGCGGGCCATGCGCTACGCAGAGGGTATGAATCAGGACGTGGCGGCAGCCGCCTATCGAGCGGGCCTTGCCGCAGGGCAGAAAGGAGCAGGCAATGGCAGTATCGAGGTTACTGATGAAGGACAAATCGGGCAGGCTGGTCAGCGTGCCGAAGGACAAGCTGGAGGCGTTCGCCAAAGCACAGCGCAGCGGCAAAGAGCTGACACCGGAAGAAAGAGAGCGGAGGGTGCAAGAGATCTCGCAAAGGCTTGGGATGAAGTAACGCTTTCGGAGCTCGGTTTCGGGGAGAACAACGCGCAAAAAGTGCGCGTCATGCCGAAGGGGCAGGAGGGAAGAAGCGAGGATATCCAGGCGGCGGAAAAGTTCTTCCGGTCGATGGGCGTACAGAATGCGCGATTCTTCACCGGGCAGCTGGCGCAGGAGATCGATGGGGAGACGTTTTATGCGGACGCTGCCGTGACGGAGGACGGCTCCGTGCTCATCCGGGCGGACAGCGAGGAGTATTCTGCGTTCGAGCTGGCGAAGCACGAGGGATATCACCTGCTTGTCAAGCGCTGGCCGGAGATGGCGGCGAAGATCCAGAAGCGGCTGCTGGGCGAGGGCAAGATCACAAAGGAGATGATCGAGAGCTATGTGGACGCCTACGCCGGGATCTACGGCGACGACACGGACGCCTACGTCGAGGAGATCATCGCGGATACCTACGCCGGCATGAACCGCACGGACTACGGCACGAACAAGCTGCGCGCGGACGTGAAGATGGAGGTCGGCCAGTGGCAGAAAAAATCCGGCAGCGCGAGAGCGCCACCGGCGAAAATGTCGATTGCACAGGATTTCAAAAGCAGAGTGGCGGCATGGTACAAGTCCGGGATGCCGGAGGGCACGTCCTTTGTGCTGGGTGAGACCGGCGCGACGCTGCAAGGGTTGGGGGCAATCGAAAGCGATATTTATATGAACGGCGAGAAGATCAGCACCATTCTGAAGGAGCACCCTGAAATGACGATCCGCGAGATCCAACGGATCCCGGAGATTCTGGACGATCCGGTTCTGATCCTGAAAAGCAGAAACAGTGCAAACGTAAGAGAGAACAGCAGACTTGTTATCTTCGGGACGGTAAAAGCCAGTGACGGAAGACCGGCCATGTGCGTGATGGACCTTCGACCGACGGAAAACGGGCTGCTGCTGGATGATATGCAGAAGGTTGCAAGCGCGTACACGAAAGACAATCATCCAGACAGATTCGTGCAGAACAGTTTTGTCCTGCACGCAGACGAAAAAAGAACCATCCCGTTACTTAGAACAATAGGCTTCCAAATGCCTATCACTCTGCAACGCTATGGTTCTATGGGTAGTATAACCTACAAGGGGCCTAAAGTCAATCTGTACGGAGAGAAATTTTCAGATGTTGTAAGTGTTGGAACTACCGCAGAGACGGAAAAAAGGAAATTCTCTGCCAGCGCGCGGCAGGCGTCGGAGCGGGATAAACAGAACCTTGAGACCGTCTCTGCGATGCTGGACGATGGGAGCGGGCGCGGTGTGTTTAAGGACGCCGTTTTCCTGCGGAATCCGAGGCTCATGCAGAAACTGATTGATGAGCGGGAGAAGACGCAGACGGCAGCGTTCCGGGATTGGTTCGCAGACAGCAAGGCAACGAACACGACAGGCGAGCCACTGCTGGTGTTCCACGGTGCCGGAGCGAAATTTACAAAGTTTGATGTAGGCGGGAAACCGATCTGGCTGACTGCAAACATCAAGTACGCGGAAGAATACTCCACTGCGACGCGCAGCGTTGAGCGAATTCTGCCGGAGGCATCGATCTACGCAGGGAACGTCGATCGTATTATCCCGGCATATATTCGCGTGGAGAATCCGGCGGATATTGGAAACACTGACGGCGGATACAGCGGGAATTATGTGGATCTTGCGAAGCGGCTACAGATCAGACCTAGCGAACTGCAAGCCGTATGGGAACAGGCGGGGAAGCCGGAGCTCATGTGGCAGGTGATCAATACGCCGGGGATGGTAGAGATGCTGAAACGGCATGGATACGACGGGGTTCAGGCGGTTGAGAACGGCGTGAAGGCATGGGCTGTGTTTGATTCTGCGCAGGTGAAGTCCGCGGTTGCAAACAACGGAAGTTTCAGCCTAACGAACCCGGATATCCGGTATTCTTCGCAGGACGGGCGGTATCGGGATCTGATGGGGGAGAAGGCGGCGCAGTATGTGCGGCGGCTGGAGGCCCGGATGGTAAACGAGCTGGCGGAGAATCTGAGCGTGCCGGGGCAGGCGAAGCGGGAGGTTTTGCGGCCGATGGCCGAAGAAGCACTGCGGTCGTTCTTTACGGACGGGCAGCTTGACCGGGCGAAGCTGGATGATCTCTTTGAGACAGCCTACCAGGCGGGCATCGAGGAAGACACGCAGTATATTGAGCAGTACGGGGATCTCAAGAAGTTCATCCGGGATCAGAAGCTTTCCATCTCCGAGACGGACCGGAAGGATATTGCGGACTACAATCTGTTCCGGAAGGCGGCTATGGGGACACTGACGATCAGCAAGGACGGCTTGCCGGTGGACGTGGCGTATCAGCAGCTTCGGGAAATGGCGCCGGAGCTGTTTCCGGCGGACATTACCGCGCCGAGCGACCAGCTGATGCAGATCTACGACGTGGCGCGCGGCATTCAGAAGGTGCAGAAGACGCTGGATGAATACTACGGGCCGCAGGCGGCGAGCTTCAAAAAGTGGCAGCAGGCGAATTTCACGGAATCCATTGACCAGCTGACGAGCGGGCTGCGCGTGGCGCAGCGGTATCTGGACGCGCAGAACAAGGCCAAAGAAAAGCTTGCTATTCCGCAGACAGCGGAAGAAACGAAGCAGATGTGGGCGCAGCTGAAGGACGCAAGGCGAGTGGTCGAGAAAGCGCAGAGCAAGACGCTGCTGACGGAAGCCGACCAGAAGATCGTGAACCGGCTGCTGCGCGGGGAGACAAGCCCGGATTATGTGGCAGGGCTGGAAAACGGGCAGCAGATCCTGAAGGTCTACGAGGCAAAGGCTGACTATGATATGCTGGCGCTGAAGCTCAAGGCATGGAACGCGCAGCGCAAGCAGGGGCTGCGGGACTTTGCCGAGCAGGCGCTGACGGAAGCCGAGGCCGTCAAGTGGGTCGACAAGACCATGGGGATCCGATATCAGCGTGAGACGATGGAGCGGAACATCCGGGATATCGCGCGGAAGGGAAAGGTCTCTGACGAAAAGGCCAATGCTTTTATCAACAAGTATTTCTGGCCCGTACACGAAAATGAAAGCAAGCGCAAGAATTATCTGGTCGAGCAGCAGGACAGGATCCGGGCGCTGGGACTCGACCGGCAGGTACGGAAGGGAAATCTGGTCTCGGAGAGCTATGCGGTGCAGTGGCTGGGCGAGGCGGAATTCAACCGGGACTATCTCAAGCAGCATCCGCGTGTCGAAAGGCGCGGGGGGATGACGTTTGACGAGTGGAACGCGGCGATTCAGGAATTCGAGAAGCAAAACCCGAAGCTGGATCTCGGCAAGGTGCGGGCAGCCGTGAAGGTTTTCCATGAGGTATACGACAAGCTGTTCCAGGATATGAACCGGGTGCGCATTGAGAACGGCTATGAGCCGGTCAATTATCTGCAGGGATATTTCCCACACTTCCAGGAGAACGAGGAAGGCGGCAGCATTCTGCAGAAGTTCGCAAGGGCGGCCGGGATCGAGGGCGATGTGTCGCCGCTGCCTGCGACGATCAACGGCCTCACGGCAAACTTCAAACCCGGCATCCGGTACATGGCGAACATCCAGAACCGACTCGGCTACGCGACGGCGTATGACGCGCTGCAGGGCTTTGACCGGTACATCGAGGTCGCGACGGACGTGATCTTCCACACGGCGGACATTCAGCGGCTGCGGGCGCTGGCGACGCAGATCCGGTATCGGGCGTCGGATGAGGGACTGAAGCAGCGGATCGATGCGATTATGATGAATCCGTTCCTGAATCCGGATGAGGCCAACGAGCAGGTTGCAAACCTGACGAAGAACGGACGGTATGGGCTTTCCAACTTCGTGGATGAGCTGGACGAATACACAAACCTTCTGGCGGGAAAGAAGTCGCGGCTCGACCGGGGCATGGAAAAGCTCATGGGGCGAAAGTTCTACAACGTCATGAAGAAGTTTGAGTCCCGCGTGGGCGCGAACATGGTCGCGGCCAACGTGGGTTCGGCGCTCACAAACTTCATTCCGATCACGCAGGCATGGAGCCAGGTGTCGACGGCGGACGTGCTGCGCGGCATGTGGGATACGCTGAAAAACTACAAGACGGCGGACGGGCTGGATTCTGCGTCGACGTTCATCAACAACCGCAGCGGCTACGGGCGGCTGGCCATGAGCACGATGGATAAAGTCTCCGCCGGTGCAGGACGGATGATGGAATCCATCGACACGTTTACGACGGGGAGCGTCGTCCGTGCGCGGTATTACCAGAATCTGCGGCGGGGCATGAGCGAGATGAGCGCGATGCAGGAGGCGGACCAGTTTGCATCCGGCGTCATGGCAGACAGGAGCAAAGGCTCGACGCCGACGCTGTACTCTGCGCGGAACCCGCTGGTGAAGCTGTTCACGCAGTTCCAGCTGGAGGTCAACAACGAACTGAGCTGGATCTTCAAGGATATGGCGCAGGAGGAGCGGAAGAAGGGCGTGGCGGCACTGGCAAAGGCCATGTTCAAATTCCTCATCGGCGCGTGGATCTACAATGAGTTCTACGAGAGCATTGTGGGAAGGCGCGCGGCGCTGGATCCGCTGGATATCATCAATGATACGGTCGGAGATTTCACGGGGTATCAGCTGCCGAACACGGTGCAGGCGGCGGTATCCGGGAAATGGGACTTCACGAAAGAGAAGCCTGGCACGTATCAGGCGATCAAGAACCTTGAGGGGAACATCATTTCTGAGTTCCCGGGCACGCAGGCGCTGACGATTCTCGGTGTGGATGAGGCGCTGGGGCTGGACATTGACAGCGGCAGGATCGCCGTGGCGTCGGCCATCCCGAACCTCGGAAACATCGAGAAGGCGCTGCTGGCAAAGAACGAGGACATGGCGCCTGCGAAGAAGGCACAGACCATCGGAAACGAGCTTATGAAGCCGGGCCTGTATTTGGCGACGCCGTTCGGCGGAGGACAGGCGAGAAAGCTGATCCAGGGCGGCGTGGCGGCATGGAAAGGCGGAAGCTATTCGGTCGACAACGAGGGGCGCGATATTTTACAGTATCCTGTGTACAACGACAACGCAGAAGACCGGGCCAAGAGCTGGGCGCAGGCGCTGCTGTTCGGCAAGACGGCGACGGAAGAGGCGCAGAGCTGGGTGGAGAGCGGGTTCAAGTCGCTGTCCGCGAAGGAGACTGCCGCCTATCAGGGCATGACCGAGGGAGGCGAGGACCAGCGGGAGACCTATGCGTTCATCCAGGCGGCGCGGAAGCTGGAGAAGAACTATGACAAGATGATGCTGCTGAAGGCCTATGATATCAGCGATGAGGCGAAGGCAGAGTATTATTATCAGGTCCTTGCCGGGGATACGCAGAAGGCGGAGATGGAGCCGAAGAGCACGCAGGAGCGAATCGACTACATGCACGAGAAGATCCAGGACGCGCAGGACGCGAAGCAGAAGCAGGATCTCAAGGACGCCGTCGCCGCCGGGACCGTGACGCAGGAGAAGGCGATTCAGAAGATCCTTGCGAACGACTACGCCGAGGATGAGAACAAGGCGTACTGGCTCTACAAGGAGTGGACCGGCGGGAAGGACTATACGAAGTACGGCAAGATCCTGCAGACCATCGAAGATGGCGGGGATCTGAAAGCGGCGGCAAAGGAATACTTCGACCACGGAGTCGAGAAGGGCGATATCGGCGACGCGATCACGACGGAATACAAGCCGAAGTACATTGCGGCCTCGCCTGAGGAACGGAAGAAGCTCAAGGAGAAGCTGCTGGCAGCCTATACGGCGGTCGGCTTTGACAGGAGCAAGAAGTCGAAGGACATTGACAAGTGGCTGAAGGAATGATGAGCGGGCCGGGGCGAAAGCCCCGGCTTTGCTGCGCGTGGGGTGAATCCGGCGCGGGGGTCTGCTACACTGGATGAAAAGGAGGGATGCGGTATGGCGACGCCAATTCCGGGGGCTTATCCGAGCCCGAGGATCGACAAAGGGGTACTGCGGTGGTACGAGGGAGACACATTCTCGATCGTGCTGCGGTTCGACCTGAAGGACCAGGACGGCGAGGCCGTCACGATCGGGACGACGGACAGCATGGCGATCGTGTTTCTGGACGATACGCGGCAGACCGTCCACACGTTCAGCTTTGCGAAGGTGGAGAATGACCAGGTCACGCTGAACTTCGACGCGACGGTCACGGCAAAATTCACGAAGGGAAAGTACACCTACGATATCCGGTACACGCACGGCGACAAGACGACGCTGGCGAGCAGGAACCGGGCGTTCGTGGAGTAAGGAGCAGGTATGAGGGTAGAGATTCCGAATCAGATCACGGTGACGATCGGAGGGCTGATCTCCCGCGGGGTGAAGGCCGTGGAGGTCACGGACGCGGGGAAGCTGATTTTCACGCTGACGGACGGCAGCACGATCGATCTTGGCTCGGTCATGGGCCCGCAGGGGCCGAAGGGTGAGACCGGCGCGACCGGCCCGCAGGGGCAGACAGGGCCGCAGGGCGCGAAGGGCGACACCGGAGCGGCAGGCGCGAGCGTTGTGTCGCTCACGAAGAAATCGCAGAGCGGGACGACGGCGACATACACGATGACGCTGTCGGACGGCAAGGAATTTGATTTTGACGTCGAGACCGTCAAGGGCGAGAAGGGCGACACGGGCGCGAAGGGTGACACCGGCGCACAGGGCCCGAAGGGGGAGCCCGGCTCGCAGGGGCCAAAGGGCGAGACAGGCCCGCAGGGCGAGCAGGGACCGAAGGGCGACACCGGCGCGGCAGGCGCGGAAGGCCCAAAGGGAGCGACCGGAGACACCGGCCCGAAGGGGGAACCCGGCGAAAAGGGCGAGAAAGGCGAGAAGGGCGACACGGGCGCGCAGGGCCCAAAAGGAGACCCGGGCGAAACCGGCCCGCAGGGGAAGACCGGCCCGCAGGGCCCGGCAGGCCCGACCGGCCCGAAGGGCGATACGGGAACGGGCTTTACGGTCAAGGGCTATTACGGCTCGGCCTCCGCGCTGCAGGCGTCGGTCAAGAATCCGGAGGTAGGCGACGCCTACGGCGTGGGCGCGGCTGCACCTTATGACATTTACATCTACGACGGCGTGACGAATGCGTGGGTCAACAACGGGCCGCTGCAGGGCGCAAAGGGAGACAAGGGAGATCCGGGCGAACAGGGGCCGAAGGGCGAACCGGGCGACACCGGCCCGGCGGGCGCAAGCGGAACGGACGGCATAACCCCGAGCATCGGC